GCGTGCGCGACGCCCGGCTCATGCCCATCAAGGGCATTGCTGGTGGCGCGGCGCTGATCGGCACGCCGACGGCGGTGGATGCGACGGCCAGTGGCAAAAAACTGCGCCGGGGCATCAAGGTGTTCCCGGTGGCCGGCGGCATTGCCAAGCTGGAGTTCTACAACAACCTGCGCAAGAGCGCGGAGGTTGCCGAGGATGGCGTGACGGCCATCTACCCGGCGGGATACGTACACCTGCCCAAGGTCGACGCCGAATACCTGCAGCAACTCTGTGCCGAGCAACTGATCACACGGCGCGACCGCAATGGCTTTGCCCACCGCGAGTGGCAAAAGATGCGCGAGCGCAACGAGGCGCTGGACTGTTACGTCTACGCCAGAGCGGCTGCAGCTGCTGCTGGCCTGGATAGGTTCGAGGACCGGCACTGGTTCGAATTGGAAAAACAACTGGGCGAGAAATCGGCAGGAATTGATCCTCCAACCGACGCCGTCACTACTGACACCCCCGAGGCCACCCGAGAACAACGGTTCGACGGTGGCCTCAGCACTTCTGGCAGCACAGCACCAGCTTCGCGCCGAGTGGTGCGCAGCCGATGGATGACCTGATGAGCACTTACACACCTGAACACCTGCAGGCCCTGCATGAAGCCCTGGCCAGCGGCGAGCACCGCGTGACCTACGAGGGCAAGAGCATCGAGTACCGCAGCGTGGCCGATCTCAAGGCCGCGTTGGCCGAGGTCGAGGCCACCATCGCCCGTGAATCGGGCGCACGCAAATCGCGACAGATCCGCGTGACCACGAGCAAGGCGCTCTGATGGCCTGGCTCAAAAATCTTCGTCGCCGCATGTTCGGTGGCACGCCTTTCTATGACGGCACCGGCGGTGGTCGCCGGGCGCTGGCGTGGATGCCGGGCAACCCGGGCGCGGTGGCCGCTTTGTCACTGGCCCAAGACGAACTGCGTGCCAAAAGCCGTGACCTTGTTCGGCGCAACGCCTGGGCTGCCGCCGGCATCGAAGCCTTTGTGGCCAACGCCATCGGTACCGGCATCAAGCCTCAGAGCATGGTGCCGGACCAAGCCACACGTGAAGCCATCCACAGCCTGTGGTGGGACTGGTGCGAGCAGGCGGATGCCGCAGGCCTGACCGACTTCTACGGTCTGCAAGCCTTGGCCACCCGGGCCATGCTCGAGGGCGGCGAGGCGCTGATTCGACTGCGCTACCGACGTGTCGAAGATGGTCTACCCGTGGCACTGCAGATCCAGGTGCTGGAAGCTGAGCATCTGCCAACGACAATGAATCGGGATCTTCCCGGCGGTAATGTCATCCGGTCCGGCATCGAGTTCGACCGGCTGGGTCGTCGGGTGGCGTACCACTTGTACCGCTCGCACCCCAACGACGGGTTACTGGCTCCGATGTCTAGCCAGGGCGGCATGGACACCGTGCGTGTGGATGCCTCTGAAGTCATTCACCTGTTCCGCCCCTTGCGCCCTGGTCAGATCCGAGGCGAGCCGTGGCTAACGCGGGCCTTGGTCAAGCTCAACGAACTGGATCAATACGACGACGCCGAACTGGTGCGCAAGAAAACAGCCGCCATGTTTGCCGGTTTCATCACCCGCATGGCCCCAGAAGACAACCTGATGGGCGAGTCGGCAGCCGATGCGAATGGCGTGGCACTGTCTGGCATGGAGCCCGGCACGCTGCAGATCCTGGAACCGGGTGAAGACATCAAGTTCTCGGCACCGGCGGACGTTGGCAGTTCTTATGCCGAATTCATGCGTCAGCAGTTCAGAGCGGTGGCCGCTGCCATGGGCATCACCTACGAGATGCTCACCGGCGACCTGACGCAGGTGAACTACTCGTCGATCCGTGCTGGGTTACTTGAATTCCGCCGCCGCTGCGAAGCCTTGCAGCACGGGGTGATCGTGCACCAACTGTGCCGCCCGATCTGGCGCGCCTGGATGGATCAGGCGGTGTTGGAAGGGGCCATTGATCTACCGGGCTACCGCAAAGAGCGCCGCGCCTACCAGGCCGCCAAGTGGATTCCGCAGGGTTGGAGTTGGGTGGATCCGCAAAAGGAGTTCAACGCCATGAAGCTCGCCATTCGGGCAGGTCTCATGAGCCGCTCAGAAGCGATCTCCGGCAATGGCTATGACGCCGAGGACGTCGATCGTGAAATCGCAGCCGACAACGCCCGGGCCGATGCGCTGGGCCTGGTCTTTGACTCCGATGCCCGGCATGACCAGGCGCCCGCACCGGCACCCAATGACACCCAAGACGGTCAGGCCACTGACGCGTCTTCAGCCGATCCCATGGCTGCACCCAACGACAACCAGGACGCTCAACCATGACTTACCTTGCCTCCCGCCTGTTCGGGACGCCCTTACTCATCCACCGACCCAAGCTGGACGTGATCTTGTCAGTCGTCGGCCAGCGCATCGGCATGGCCGATGTACCTGCGATGCCCATGACGGACATGGCAGTTTTCCAACGTCCCCCGCTGGCCAGCGCACCTGAGGGCATTGCTGTGATTCCGATCCACGGATCACTGGTGAAGCGATCGCTTGGCATGGAGGCCGCATCGGGCCTGACCTCCTACGGTGAGATCGCTGCGATGCTCGATGCGGCGCTAGCCGATCCCCAGGTCAGCGGGATCCTGCTCGACATCGACTCCCCCGGTGGCGAGGCCTCGGGCAGTTTCGAGCTGGCCCGTCGTGTGCGCGAAGTGGCAGCGATCAAACCCGTCTGGGCGGTGGCCAATGATGCGGCGTACTCAGCCGCCTATGCCATCGCGGCCAGTGCCCAGCGCCTGTTCGTGACAGAGACAGGCGGTGTCGGTTCTATTGGCGTGATCGCCCTGCATGTTGACCAGTCGGCCAAGGACGCCAAGGAGGGCTACCACTACACCGCCATCACGGCCGGTGCGCACAAGAACGACTATTCGCCGCATGAGCCGTTGTCGGATGCGGCCAAGACCGAGCTGCAGGGTGAGGTCGATCGGCTCTACGCCATCTTCACCGAGCACGTTGCTGCCATGCGCGGCCTGGATATGGAGACCGTGCGCGCCACGGAGGCTGGGCTGTTCTTCGGCAGCAATGCCGTGGCCCAGGGGCTTGCTGATGGTGTCCAGACGCTGGAGGCCACCCTCAGCCAATTTCATCAGTTCCTCAACGCCCGTAACCATTCGCCGTCTCAGGTGCGGGGCGTCATCCGTGCTGAGGCGGCACTTCCCCACAAGGAGATTTCCATGCCTGACCCCCAGGACACCCTTCAAAACCCCGTGGCCGACACCATCGATATGGCCGAAGCAGAAAAACTGGTTGCCCAAGCCAAGCGCGAAGTCACGCAAACCGCCCAGGCGATTGCCGAGCTGTGCCTGCTGGCTGGCTGCCCTGATCGTGCCGCCGAGTTCATCGCTGCTGGCAAATCCCAAGCCGATGTGCGCCGCGTGCTGATCGATGCCCGTGCCGCGCAGTCCGATGCGGCCGACATCCGATCCACGATCACCGTCGATGCGGGCACCCAGTCGCTCGATCGCCCTGAGACCTCGCCCATCGTGGCGGCCGTCAAGAAACTTACCGCCCAAGCCTGAGAAAGGAATAAGCCATGCCCGCCATCACCGAACAAAACAACCTCGCAGATCTCTTGAAGTACGAAGCACCCAACCGCTATTCGCGCGACGTCGCCACCATCGCCGCAGGCCAGAACCTGCCTCTGGGTACGGTGCTCGGCCGCAACGCCAGCGACGGCAAGCACTACGCCATCGACCCCGCTGCGACCGACGGCATCGAATCCGCCATTGGCGTCCTGGCCAACGCGATCGATGCCACCAACGCTGACCGCAGCGATGCCATCCTGATCGCCCGGCATGCCATCGTCGCCAAGACCGCACTGGTCTGGCCGATCGCGCTCACCGGTGCACAACGTACCGCTTACGAGCAGCAGTTGGCTGAGCGTGGCGTGCTGGTTCGCGAAAGTGCGTAAAGCCTGCACCTGATCCGCCTGTTACCCACCCCATTCATCCCCTCGAACCCGCCTGGCCGTCTGGCTTGCGCGGGTTTCGTCATTTTTGGAGCCTCATATGCAGAACCTCTTTGCCAACCCCGCCTTCAGCATGGCCAACCTCACGGCCGCCATCAACCTGGTGCCCAACCGCTACGGCCGGCTGGAAGACCTGAACCTGTTTCCGGCCAAGCCCACGCGCTTTCGGCAAATCATCATCGAAGAGCGCAACGGTGTGCTCAACCTGCTGCCCACCATGCCACCCGGCTCGCCAGGCACTGTGGGCACGCGTGGCAAGCGCAAGGTCCGCTCCTTCGTCATCCCCCATATTCCGCACGACGACGTGGTGCTGCCCGAGGAAGTCCAGGGCATCCGTGCCTTTGGTTCGGAGACCGAGCTCGAAACCCTGGCCGGTGTGCTGGCCCGGCATCTGGAGACCATGCGCAACAAGCACGCGATCACGCTGGAGCATCTGCGCATGGGCGCCTTGAAGGGCGAGATCCTGGATGCCGATGGCTCGACCATCTACAACCTCTATGACGAGTTCGGCATCGATGCCACGACGATGTCGCTGGGCCTGGCGGACGCCAAGACCAATGTGCGCAACAAGTGCGTCAAGGTCCTCGGCGAAATGGAAAAAGCCCTCCAGGGCGAATTCATGACCGGCGTGCGTTGCCTGTGCTCGCCGTCCTTCTTCGAGGCCCTGACCAGCCACGCCAATGTGGTGGAGTCCTACACCCGGTTCCAGGAAGGTGCCTGGCTGCGCGAAGACGTGCGCACCGGCTTCACCTACGGCGGCATCACCTTCGAGGAATACCGGGGCCAGGCCAGCTCGGCCGACGGCACGGTGCGCAAGTTCATCGCGGACGGCGAAGCCCATTGCTTCCCCATTGGCACGGTCGACACCTTCGGCACCTACTTCGCGCCAGCGGACTTCAACGAAACGGTCAACACCCTGGGTCAGCCGGTCTACGCCAAGCAGGCGCCCCGCCAGTTCGACCGAGGCACCGACCTGCACACGCAGAGCAACCCGCTGCCCATGTGCCACCGTCCGGGCGTGCTGATCAAGCTGACGGCTTGATTCATGCAAGCAGCCTTTGAGCGAGCAGTGGTGCGCCTGTTTGCCCGGCTGGGGGTGCCTGGCACCTACCGGCTGGCGGATGGCCGAGAAATCGCCACCCGGTTCATCTCCAAGCAGGCCGATGTCGTCGAGTCTTTCGGTGAGACGCGCTTGGCACTGGCAACCCACCGCTTTGATGTGATGGCCCGAGAGGTGATGTCTCCCCGCGAGGGGGAACGCTTCACCGTCGCTGGCCAGACCTATCAGGTGGTGGGTGAACCGCTGGCGGATCGTGATCGCCTGATCTGGACCCTGACCGGAGCACCGGTATGAGGCTGATGGCTGCCTTGTCCGGTGACCTGGACCAGATGCTGACCGATGAGGTGCGCGTTGCCGAGCAGGCTGTGACGCAGTCCATCCGCGAAGCAACCGACGGTCTCAAGACCGAGTTGCGCAACCAGATCACCGGTGCGGGCCTGGGCCAGCGCCTGGCAAACACCTGGCGCGGCGAGGTCTATCCCAAAGGCCAGATGAGCATCAAGGCAGCGGGCCTGGTCTACAG